TTACCAAATACATCTACACTAAATAATGAAGAGTTGTCTAAGGTAAGAGGGTTTGAAGATCCAAATAAAAAATATCCAAAATTTGAATATGCTGGGTTATCCGATGTTAATAAACTTGCAGTAGGTAATAGGTCTCATTTATCTTTTCAAGTAAAAGAAAATAATAAGATAGAAAATATACAATTGGCAAAAACATCTCAAACTTGGGATGAACCAGAATCGGCATTTGCAGGAAATTACCCATATAATCAAGTAATAGAAACAGAAGCCGGCCATGTAATAGAAATAGATAGTACACCTAATGCTGAAAGAATACAGGTGTTCCACAAAAAAGGAACCTACATTGAAATAGATGTTAATGGTTCAATGGTTAGAAAAACGGTAGGCGAAAATTATGAGATAATGGATCGTAATAATTTTGTTTATGTTAAAGGCGCTCATTGTTTAACGGTTGAAGGTAAAACAAGTATATTAGTCAAGGACAATGCTGTTATAGAAGTTGAGGGAGATTTGTCGGTAACAGGACACGGCGATACTTTAGTTCAATCTGCAGGCAATATGGCCGTAGTTGCAGAAACAGCGATTGTAACTGCAAAAAAAGGTATAGATATTGCATCAGAAGGTGCTATCAATATACAAGGAAAAAGTATAAGCATGAGATCTAGCGGCGGCGCAATTAATATTAAATCTAGTGCCGACTTAAATCTTCAGTCTAGTTCTACTGGCACATTAAGTTTAAAAGGTGGATTGACATTATTAATTGATGCTGCAATAATAAAAACAAAAATGGGTGCTAATATTATAAAAGCAATCGCATTGGGTGTATTAACGCCGCCAAAAAAGAAGACACCCAATACTACACAAATACCTGTATTGCAAAGAAAAGCTTTAAATGATGATTCATTCTTATTCGATTCCGCAGAACCAGAAGCGGATGCATATAATAAGCAAAGAGAAGCAGCAGGTGAAATATCAAACGATATTCAACTAACTCCTAAAGCGTCAGACCTGGCTACTACTAGGAGTTTTGGTGGTACATCGAACGCAAAAATATTACAAGCAGATTGTGAGATATGCACTAAGTTTAATAACAGTTTTCCTAGATCATTTAAATTATCAAAATCGTTTACTCTTGGCAATTTGTTAGTTGGAAAATTTGGACCAGCCTTGCAAGCACAACGAGGATTGCAGGAGCAAGATATTGTTTGTAATCTAATACAGTTGGCGGAAAATGTTTTGGAGCCGATTAATGCAAAATATCCGGGGATGATTATTAGTAGCGGATTTAGAATTGGCACAAATGGTAGCGATCATGGAATAGGTGCTGCTGCAGATTTAGTTTGGCCAAATAAAAAAATTAGCGATATTAAGGATATTGCAGCTTGGATTACAGCAAACGTGCCCCACAGACAAGTTCTTTTAGAATATGAAACATATGAAGGAACAGATAAAATTAGAGTTGCATGGATACACGTTGCTTTCTTATCTGACAAAGGCTCATTGGTAAAATCAACAAAAGCGCCTGTTCAAACATTTGTGAACCATCAATCCAAATACAATAAATTGGTAAATCTAGGTTAATAAATATCAATTATGGCAACACAAAAATCGATAAAAACTTTTGTAGATTTGGATCTTTCGTTCAAAGTCAACCCCTTTACCAAAGACCTATATCTAAAAACAGATGAAGAGGCAGTTAAAACAGCTTTAAAACATCTAATACAAACACGAAATTTTGAAAGACCTTTTCACCCTGAGATAGGGACACAAGTACATTCATTGTTATTTGAAAACTTTTCGCCAGCAGTAAAACTTGCAATGGAAAGAACTATACAGCAATCAATAACAAAATTTGAAACAAGAGTTAGATTAATAGAGGTGAATGTTTCGGAAACAGTTGAAGAGAACGATTTACTTGTGAATATAGTATTTGCTTTAAAGAATACAGACAATCCAATAACAATTACAACTTTACTAAGTAGAGTACGATAAATGGCAAATTACAGATTAGCAGAATTAGACTTTGATGATATTAAAGTCAATCTCAAACAATTTTTAACAAACTATAGAGATAAAGATAATAATCTTATTTTTAAAGATTATGATTTTGAAGCATCTAGTTTATCTATACTTATAGATTTGTTATCATACAATACACATTATAATGCGTACTTGGCAAATATGGTCGCAAATGAAATGTTTTTAGATTCTGTTGTGAAAAGAGAATCTGCAGTATCGATTGCAAAACATTTAGGATATAGACCATTATCTTATAGAAGTGCTAAAGCAAAAGTTTCATTCACAATTAATAATCCGGTAGATACCCCTCCAATTTTAACACTGCCTAAGTTTTCACCGTTTACTACAACAATTAATAATACTCAGTATACTTTTTCAAACTTAGATTCAATAACAATAAAACCAACAAATGGTGTTTATACATTTACGGATGTTGAGATAGTAGAGGGAGAGGCATTAAGTTATGTTTATAGAGTTGATGTTTCTGGTCCTGAAGAAAAATATACAATACCAAATAAAAATATAGATACAACTACAATTAGAGTAACAGTTCAAAATTCGTACACTGATCTAACAACTCAAAGTTATACTCTAACAGATAATTTAGAAGCATTATCGTCTGAATCAAAAGTGTTTTTCTTAGAAGAAAATCCATCTGGTTTCTATGAAATATTCTTCGGTGACAATGTTTTGGGCAAGAGATTGGTATCTGGCAATTTAGTAAAAATTGAATACTTAATTAGTAATGGTTCCGCTTGTAATGTATCTGGAGAGATAGAACAAAGATTTTCGTTGGGGGCTCTTGTAGGCGGTGTTAATTTGGGGTCTACTATAATAGCAGCAACAAACTCAACGGGCGGTGCTGAACCAGACACACTAGAAGACATTAAATTTAAAGCTCCTCGTTTCCTATCTTCATTCAATAGAGCAGTAACAGCAAAAGATTATAAGGCAATTATTGAATCAAATTATCCGTTGGTTGAATCTGTATCGGTTTGGGGCGGAGAAGAAAACATCCCACCAAAATATGGTAAAGTTATTATTTCATTGAAGCCATATTTTGGTTACACTATTAATACAGAACTTAAAAATAAAATATTACAAGACATTTTGCAAGATAAAAAAATAATGTCTATCATACCTGAATTTGTTGACCCAAATTATCTACATATTACATTAGACACAAAAGTAAAATTCGATCCCGCAAATTCAAGATATACTACACCCGAAATACAAATCTTAGTTAAAGCAAAAATTGAGGAATATTTTTCTACAGAACTACAAAAATTTGATAGAGATTTTGTGTATTCTAAATTATCTAAAACAATAGATTCAATTAACTCATCTATTGTTGGTAACGTAACAAATTTTAGAATTCATAAAAGAATAACGCCCGTAGTCAATATATCAAATAGTTATACCGGCGCAACAATTATAAAATTTGCAAATAAATTATTATCAGGAAGCATACAGTCTACGGGGTTTTATTACGAAATAAATGATGAGATAAAGGCGGTATATTTTAAAGATGTGCTAACAACGTCTGGTACTAGCAAATTAAATTTATATGATCTATATGAAGATAGTTTATTGGTATCATCACTGGGAACCGTTGATTATATTAATGGAACAATAACTATTGCAGTTTTAACACCTGCAGGTTATATTGAAAATACTAACGATATTCGATTCTATGCTAAAATTGAAGAATTGGATATTAACGCAACAAAAGATTTAATACTTATTATAGATGATGGCACATTAGATACAACATCCAAACGTGTAGCTGGGTTAACAGTAACAGTAACAACACAATAAAATGGCAGAAAATATTTTTGCGCTCGATGCATTATTGGGCCCTTTAAAATTATACGGGACATCTAGACCCGAAAGTTTTGCTGGCTATCAAGAAGGATGGTTTTATCCGTTATACACTACACGTAAAGAAGCAATACAAGCGGATATAGATAGAACAGGCAAAGGCATTTATCAAACACTAACATTCTATGGTAGAACAGGTGAATTTTATATTCCCGATAGTTTTAAGAATTTAGCACAATTAAAAGATCCTTTAATTTATACCTTGCACGATGGCAATGGTGCAGAAAATCCCTTTAAACGAATACAAAATAGATTGTCGATTTTAGTTGAGGATCAATTACCAGATTTTATACAATCCGACTATGGAATGTTTGTTACATTTATAAAAGCATATTATGAATTTTTAGAACAAAACAATCAAGCGCAGGAAATACTACAAGACATTTCTAAATACGCCGACATAGATGAAACAACAGAAAATTTAGTTACTAGATTTATTCAAAATTATGCAAGCGATTTAACTGTTTCTAACAGTGCAAACAACAGGTTGTTAATAAAGAAAATACGAGAAATCTATAGCAAAAAAGGAACTGAGCCGGCATATAGATTATTGTTCAATGTTTTGTATAGAGAATCTATAGATTTCTTCTATCCTTATGATATAGTTTTAAAATCATCTGATGGAAAATTGATTACTCCGAGAGCCTTACGGGTTAAACAAATTACCGGTAGACAAAACATTTTTGATTTTGAAAATACTGAAATAGTAGGTATAACGTCAAAGGCAAAGGCAATTGTCAATAAAGTAATCAAAATTGATTTAAACGGATTTGATGTATATGAACTAATGCTAGATACAACTAGTATTATTGGAGAGTTTTTAGCAGACGAACAAATTACGGCAACAAAAACTATATTACTCACGGGCGAACAATTCACAACAACTAAATTAACCGCAAGACTATATTCAATTGTTAGTAGAATAGATATTGTTGACGGTGGGTTGGGTTATAAAAAAGACAATGTAATAACTATTACTGACGGGACAGGTATTCTTGCAAAAGCAAAAATTAATAGTGTAAATAGATTTGGTTCAATCACAAATATAGAAATTATTGAACCTGGATTAAATTATAGCGCAAATACAATAATTGTGCCCGGGTTACCCACTGAATCTTTAACAGGGACATATATTGTTAAAAATGGACAAGTTACACTAACATTCCCACAACAACACGGGTTGGTCAGAGAAAAGAATATAAACGCATATTATACCGGCAATGTGTTTAGTCCAATTGACAACACTTCACATAATGCTGTAATTACATCTATTCCAAATGTAAGATCAATTAGATACAAATATCCTGGATTTTAAATGGCAACGTATACTCTATCAACAACTTCATCTACGGTAAACGAAGGTTCCAATGTAACAATTATATTGGATACTGTCGGCGTACCTAATAACACATTGGTGCCATTTACAATTACGGGTACTGGTATAGGTACAGATGATTTTACCGGGTTAACTTCGTTGTCTGGAAATTTTAATGTTCGTAGCAATCAAGGCAAAATAACTTTAGATACCAAGAAAGATTTAAAAACAGAATTTGATGAAACATTTGTTTTAAGATTGACTGCTTCCGGTGGCAATGAAAATATTGGCATTATTATAAAAGACACGTCTAAAACAACATCAAACAATTTAGTTAAATTTACCATAACATCAGTTTCTTCTGCAATATATGAAGGAAGTTATGCTAACTTCTTTATAAAGGCAGTAGACCTTGCTCCTGGTACAGTTGTGCCATATAGAATAGTTGGTATACAAGCAGATGATATTGCAGAAGGTGTTCTTACGGGGCTTGCTACATTTTTGCCAACCGGCACTACAAATCAAACGCAAGCAAATGTTACTTTAACTTTATTAGACGATAAGACAACTGAGGGAATAGAAACAATAGTTTTAATATTGAATCCAGATTTTCCATATTCTTTACAATTATCAAGTACAATATCAGTATTAGATACATCGATTGCGACTATACCCGATTTTACTCTTATAACAAATAAGAACAGAGTAGTTGAAGGTAGCAATGTCACTATAACATTAGTTTCCTCAAATATACCCGACGGAACTATAATTCCTTGGAGAATTATAGGGCAAAAAGGAGATATTAGTTTAGGTGATTTTGATAGAATAGGGTCTTTAAATGGGTATTTTCCTGCAATCAGTTCAAACATTGCAAATTTGACTCTTGAAATTAGAGACGATTATTTGTTTGAGCAATCTGAATTTTTCTATATAGAAATACCAAATAGGAATGCGTCATCTACTATTATTGAAATCATAGATTCGGGAAATACATATTTAGCTTCGGGTGCTACACATACTGGAAATGTAATACTTAGCTTTTTGGATCCCGCAGTATTGCGTGCTAATATAGGCGGTATGGCTATTGCAAAATCATATTGGAAAGATACATCGGGACAACTATCAGAAAATATGTATTTGCAGGGTAAGACTCAATATGCAACAGAAGATTCAATTGCATTTTATCAACCATTTTCGTATGTTATACGTTCATCGAAGTCTATAGAAGAATGGGGTAGCAGTATTCGCTCTGTACTACATCCTGCAGGATTGAGTCTTTTTAGCGAAATAAATAATGAAACAATGCCGTATAATGCAAAGTCGTTGGAAGTAAAAGTAACAAACGATACAGAAATAGATACGTTCTCCTCAATCACTATAGATAATCCTGCATTGCGTGCAAGCAGTGCATCCAGTAATTTGAGAGTAGATTCCGTAACATCGCTATTTAACTTATAATAAATAATAGATGCCTAATATAGTAACTAACAAATTTAAAATCAGTAATGCTAAGAGTTTCTTGGACAGTTATACTGTTTCCGGAGAAAACACATTATACATGTTCTTAGCAAAACCCGACCCCTGGGGCGCTAACGATTTTCCGCCGGACCCTAAAGATTCGCAACAAAATTATTCTAAAACATGGGATGAAATTGTTAGTTTAAAACGCATAATATCTACCAATATGGTTAATGTCATTAAGCGTATAAATTGGGCGGCTCAAACAATATATGCTGAATATGACCACGATGACATAGAATTATTAACAAAGAATTTCTATGTTATCAATAGAGATCTTGATGTGTATAAATGTATAGACAATGTAGGTGGATCTGTATCTACAGTAGAACCTACCGGAAAAAGTTTAAATATATTTACTACATCTGATAGTTATAAGTGGAAATACTTATATAGTGTATCTACATCAGACAAATTAAAGTTCTTAACTGACAATTGGATGCCCGTAAGAACAAATCCCGATGTTGCAACAGTTGCAAAAGATGGTGCTATAGAAAATATTAAAATTTATAACGGCGGCTTAGATTATTCAGTATTTTCTAAGGTCACCGTTGAAGGCGATGGTGTAAATGCAAATATTTCAGCCAAACAAAATTTGGGCGTTATCTATGATTTCGTATATACCAATGCTGGATCAAAATATAGATTTGCAAATGCGTATGTTTCAGATAATCAAGGCACAGGTAGATTGGCAAACATTAAAGCAATATTGAGTCCTGTTAATGGTCACGGGTATGATCCTGTATCAGAATTGGGCGCATATTATGTTATGTTAAATGTAAAAGCAGAATACAACGAAGGATATGGAGATTTTCCCACAGGGTTTTCTTTTAGAAAAGTAGGTATAGTTAAGAATCCAATGAGTCCGGGTGGCGTTTTGGCAAACGCTGCAACATTATCTGGATTGGTTGGTATAAATGTAAGTAACGTAAATGGTACATTTATAAACAACGAATACCTTGTTGGTATTACTAGTAAGGCAAATGCTTACGCAGTAACATCAAATGTGGTTTCAGGAAACGGATATATTAGATATATTCAATCATTTGGGACAACAGAAAATTATAAATCATTTACAATCGGAGAGTCTGTAATAGGCAGGACTTCCGGAGCAACAGCAATAGTTACACAATCATTATCATCAGAAGTAATGCAAGATACAGGCGAAATACTCTATTTAGAAAATAGAAACCCCGTAACTAGAACAATAGATCAAACAGATAATTTACATCTTGTAATAGAATTTTAAGGAAAAGATATGACTGTATTAACAAATGTTTCACCATACTTTGATGACTTCGATGAAGATAAAAACTTCGTTCGAGTGTTATTCAAACCCGGTGTTGCAGTACAAGCAAGAGAACTAACACAATCTCAAACAATATTACAAAATCAAATTAAGTCTGTAGGTAATTTTCTATTCAAAGATGGTAGTAAAGTTTCAGGACCTGCCCCGTCGGTAAATCTTGATGCAAGAACAATTCGTCTAAAAAATACAGATTCACGCGGCACACCAATTACTGTTTCAAATTTATTAAACACGTATGTTACTACGGCAACATCGGAAGTTTTAGGATATGTAGAGTTTGTGTATGAAGCAGACGATCCTAATTTAGGTGACCCTATTAGTATTGTTATTTCTTTAAAGAAATTCAATATAGTAAATGATGGTATGTTTGCAGAAAATGACGAGCTGTATTTTTATACTGATTACACTGATGCTTTAAACAAAGCAATACCCAGCTACACTGCAATTACCGAAACCGATATTACAAAAAATGCAATATCTACACTTAAACAATTTTCTAAAACGGTTGTACTAACAAACCCAAGTACAATTATTGAAGTAGGTGATTTATTAGTACATCCTTCTATAACAAAGAAACTGTATGTCACTAAAATTGTAAATACTTTAGAAATAGAAATTAGTGATGCACCGGATGTTGTTATTGGTGGGCAAAATGTTGCTTATGTAACCAAACCAACAAATCCAACAACTATAGTATCACAGGATGATGCAATCTTTTACAAATATGGATTTTTTGTTAAAGCATCATTACAAAGAATTGTACCGGATAAAAAAACAGCATATCCAACAAAATTGGTTGGTTATTTAAGTGATCAACAAATTATTACAAGCGAGGATGATACTACATTATTAGATCCTGCGTTTGGTAGTTCAAATTATTTTGCAACTGGCGCTGATAGATTAAAAGTAGATCTAAACCTTGTAAGTTTAGACGTTAATGAAGACGGTAAAGTTGAAACCGCCGTTGCCGGCGATGTAATTCCTTTATTAAATTACAATAAAGGACAGATTGAATTCCTTGCAGAATTAACTGCAGATGCCGATTTAGATAAAAAATTAGCAGAACGAACATATGATGAATCTGGAAGCTATGTAGTAAATCAATTTAAAATCTCACCAACTCTTGGGTTAGAAACAGATACGGATTTAAAATTCTCTATATCTGAGGGCAAAGCATATGTCGGGGGATTGCCAGTAAGAACTGTAGGTGCTACAGAAGTTTCTGTTCCTAAGTCTACTTTGACAGAAACAAAGACTGGTTATAATATTAATACTACACAGGGTAATTATTTTAAATTAGCTAATTTGCAGTATAAGATTATTTCACCTACAGAACTAACTGCAAGCTCAATATTTTTAGAATTGCATAGTGTGAAAAATCCAACAAGCGCAAATACACTAATTGGTACGCTTGCATATAAAAACATTGAATATGACAGTTATATCGGAGGTGTTAATGTTGCACCTCAATATAAATTATTCTATAACTTATATTCTCCGGTAAAAGAAGTTCCTGCAACATGGACAGATTGGTCTACAAAATATAAAGCATCGGTTGCCGATGGGCAATATATTGCAAACGTAATTTATACGTCAAATGAACTTTTCGGGCGATATGGACCAGCAAATACTCCGTATTATGGATTATTCAGAGAACCTGATACTGGCGGTGTATACTATTGGTATAATCGTTGGATCAATAATAATAAAGACATTGAAAAAGTCAAGGCCGAGGTAGTTGCGGCAGTATCTTCACCTACCGCCGATCCAACAGATAAACCTAGAGCATTAACTAATGTTAAATCATTTTTACAAGTTGAAAATGGTAGTCCATTCTATGATGGTTTGGTTAACGTAAAACACATACGAAGTGTTATCGGTGTATCAAACGGCCTTACATCACATGGCACTTCAGCCACATATTCTACACCTTTCTTCTATGCAGATATTGCAAGTGATGGTATTGCTACATCTGGCGTAACTACAATATTTGATTCTAATAGACCAGCAGAACGACTGTTATTTCCCATTAATAAAACATATGTAAAAAATGTTGATACTATTAGAACTGAATACATAAGAGTTTTTACTAATGCTGTGTTTAGTTCCGGTGTGTTTTCTAAGACATTGTCTGTACCAGAAACATTTGCATTAGGTGATGGTATAATTCCTTCAAGTACTGCAAGAACAAACTTTATTGTGTTGGTAAAAAGTGGAGAAACATCTAATACAAACATAGGTGCTTATAATTTTGAAAGAGGCACAACAACAATTGCAGGCGATTCTGCCACACTAACCATTAATATGAATGACCCTTCATTCACAGGTATTGCGGATGTATCTTTAAAAATTGAAAGTGATGATTTACAACCAAGAACAAAAACTTTAGTTGAAAATCATGCAAAAATTGTAAATATTGCACTAGCTGATTATGCTTATTCTTTAGGAAAATCTGATATTACAGTATTTAAGAATTTATATGCATTAACAAATGTTGAAAAATATCTTGGTTCTTGGGTATCTACAACATCATATAATTATAATGATATAGTAACTTTAGATAGTACAGCGTATGTTGCAATTGCGCCATCGTCTAATGTTTCTCCAATAAATGCCAATTCATGGACGTCGTTAAATCCTGAGACTACCTCGAATTATATTCTTAATAATGGTCAAACAGATACTTTCTATGATCACGGTACTGTTAAATTTATTTCTGCCACAAATCCTCCAGGAAATGTTTTAGTATTATTTGATTATTTCACACATTCAGGTGAAGGGCCAGCTACAGTACAATCATATCCTTCCTCTTATTATTCTAGAATACCCACTTATAGATCGGTTGTTGATTCAAATGAATTTAATCTGAGAGATGTGATAGATTTTAGACCGAGAAGAATTGATGATAGTCCATATTATAATTTTGATTCTTCAATTATACCAACATCCACAGTAAATACTGAAGCAGATGTTACTTATTATCTTGGCAGAAAAGATAGAATTTATATAACTAATACCTTGCAAAATTATAATTCTCCATATAATAAATTCTATGTACAACAAGGCGTCGAATCTGCAAATCCAAAAGAAATTGACGATATCTCAGATATTAGCAAATTGAGTCTTGCAGTTTTAGAAGTACCACCATATGCAACAAGTTCTTTTGATGTTAAAATAACATATGATGATAATAAGCGTTTCACTATGCGCGACATAGGTAAAATTGAAAATCTTACAATTAATTTAGATAAAGCAGTAAAATTACAAAGTATTGAAATTGCAAATTTGAGATCTATTGTTACAAATGACAACGGTGATACATTGTTGAAATCTGGTATTTTAGTTGAGGATTTTACCGGTACCGATAAAGCAGATCTCACAAGTGGTTATTTTGGTGTTGCTGTTGATACTGACGAGCAAGAATGTTTCCCTGGTTTTGCAGTATACAATATAGATTTAAATGTGGTAGCAGATATAGACATTTTAGAAATAAATGATCTTATTACTATGAAATATGTCAATGAAGTATTTGCATCACAATTAGAGGCAAATAGTGTTATTAATGTTAACCCTGGTGCTATTAATGATGGTGTGGGTAGAGCAGAAATTTCAAAGAAAAATTCTTTTAATATTAATATGTGGTTAACTGGCGGATTGTTATTATTTGGTGGTTTAGTTGCAGCAAAAATAATTTCAGCATATAGTCTTGTAGCAGCGGGCGCTGTTACTGGGGGATCCGCCTTTCATGCAGCATATCTTGGAGAAAGTGTATTATCTGTAGCGTGGGGTGCTGTTCGAGATGTTGGTTTAAGTTTTGTTGATGCAATAAGTTC